TTCTCTACATATTCATTAGGGTCTTGTTCTAGTCCAATTTGTCCGTCGTTGTTGTAATCACGCAAACCCCAATAAGGAGGAGAAGTTACGCAAGTGTCTACTGTTTTATCGCCTATCTCAGCAATTTTGGCAAGAACATCTCCTACCTTTATCTCACAATTCATCTACAGCATCCACCCGTTTCTTTGCTATCTCAACATATTCAGCATTTTGGTCTATCCCTATAAAAGAAAAACCATCAAGCACTGCTGCTCTTCCCGTTGAGCCAGAACCCATAAATGGGTCAAGCACAACTCCAGCAGGAGGAGTAATCAAGCGTAACAAGTAACGCATCAATTCGGTAGGTTTTACAGTTGGGTGCGTGTTCTTTTCTTTACCTAATCCGTCGTGTCTTTCTTTGCTGTTAGTTTTGGCACAGTAGAAGAATCTGGAAGCACTTCCATCATCTCCCATCGCTCTAAATCCGCCTTCAGTCTCTTGACCAGATGCAAAAGTTGTTGATACTGCCTTCCCACGCTTGGCTGGATACGCTCCTCCCTTTGAACGTGGGAACAACTTTGTCACCTCATCACTGCCATCGTGAATAAAGTTTGCTGGAAAGCGCCCACTACTATTTATTTCTTGTTCGTAGTCTGGTTCAGTTTTTTGACCAAACCCAGACCACTCTTCAAGTTTATTGATTGGCACAGGCTCACCTGGCACTCGTGACTCGTCAATATTGATGGCACCAGTTCCCCAAGCCAATAAATTATCTACAACAGTTCCTTCTAAAGGTTTTCTTGCCATAACAATTGGCTCGTGCGCTGGCTTGAGAGCAGTTCCCCATCCAGCATATTCTTCTGGGTCTAAACCTTTCTTTTCTAAAGCAAGACCAACATTCATTGACTTTGGGAACCCAGAACCATAAACCCACATAATTTGGTCACGAATTTCAAATCCAGCATCTTCAATTCCACCAGCAAGTCTGTGATAAGTGCGAGAACCTCCAAAGGCGAGAATGTGTCCGCCTGGCTTTAGAACTCTATATGCTTCTTTTGCCCAAGACTCACACCACTTTTGAAACTCCTGCATTTCAAATAAACCACGAGAAAATCTAATTCCGTGATTAAAACCTTTATCGTGAAAAATTCCGTTTGTTGATTTGTCTGTTACTTTGACAACTTCTGATTTTTTCCAAGGAGCATCCCAATCCTTACCCATGAACTCAAGACCATAGGGTGGGTCAGTGACAATTGAATCAACGCTATTTTCAGGAAGCGTCTTTAGAACTTCTATACAGTCGCCTTGGAGAATGGTGTTCATTAACAAACCTTAACACAAACCCACACACCTCTCCCCCATTACACTCCCTCCGTTTATAACGGAATGAAGGGGCGAAAAAATCAATTATCCATCATAGAGATGCCGAAGTGGTCAATCTGTAGAAGAAAGTTAAAGTGCTGTCCCAACAACTCAATCGTGACATCATCAATACTCATAAATCTATCTGCTGACTCAACATCCCAAAATCGTTCTGTATCTGGATATGTAGGTCGTAAGTAGTTAAGTGTGTGCCCGACAAAGTATTCAGGTCGTAATGGAAAGTCTCCAGAGATTTCAGGAGAAGAAGCAATCTTTACGGTTCCCCCACAAACAATTGCCCAGTTCTTAGTTGCTCCCCTGATATACATATAAAGGGTGTCTCCTGATGAATCTACTCCTTCAATAGGATAGGAAGATAGTTCACCATGTAGTTGGTCCCAGATTTTATGAGTGCCCTCGGAGTTAGTTATCATCTTAGAACTCTACACTAAACTAGAACCATGGAAGAGCGAAACGACGACTACTATGACAAGGAATTCATCAAAATGGTCCTTGACTCTGGATACCGTACGGATAAAGAGGATTTTGTTCTAGAAGTCTTGACTGCTCTTTATGAATATATGTCTGCCAAAACCAATCTTCCTCCAGAGGAACTCACCTTATACATAGATGAAGTGACCAAACTTGTAGGGCCTCAACATGTGCAAACTTTGAGCATAGATGAGATGGTTGATTGGATAAATTGGGTAATAGAGCAACGCGGGGAAAAGTAACACAACAAGATACTTTTGGAGCAATTTGTCAGGGAAGTATGTTAAGACAAGTTGCAGTCTTTGCAAATCTGTACTAAACTATAAGCAAATGACTCAAACACGAAAGGATGTCTTAGTAATGACTAGCCCTTATACAAAAATCAATCACACTCTGCCAAAAGAGGTTTACAAAGCATTTGAAGGCATTGGCGATAACATTGAAACTCGCAATGATTACATTGCAACATTGCGTTCACAGGGGTGGAGTCTTCAATCAATTGCTGATGCTGTTGGCTTTACCCGCGAGCGCATCCGACAGATTTGCGAAGTCAAGGAAGCAAAGCAGGGTATGTCATACCCACTTCCAACTCCGCCACTAAAGCCAATTAAAGAAAAGCGTGTTCTTCCAGAACCAGATGCAAAGAGCATTGAACGCTTATTGAAACTTCAGCCAATGGCTCAACAAGTTCGCTCTCACTCAGGTAAGTTCCGTAAAGAGGCAGAAGAATACTCTGCTCTTGTTTACAAGGTTTATACTGAAGAAGGAGTCTCACTCTTCCGTCTTGCTAAGTATCTTGGTGTAACTCATGGTGCGCTTCGCTTCCGTATGGCTCGCTATGGCTATATCAAGAGTAAGAACCCTAAGAGCAGTTGCTACCAACCAATCCTTGAGAAGAATCGTTATGTCCTCAAATCATAGTTTGGAACCTAAGTTTGGTTGGGGACACCAACAAGCGCTCAATGATTACAAAGAAGAACTTGCTCAAAAAATAGAGGCTTTGTATGTTGACTCTAGTTGGCGTCCTCAGGAGGTAATTAGCACCATTACTAAGATGATTAGAGAGTCTTAGTAGTTGTCTAATCCAGGTATAATTTATCTCCTCTAACCGCTTTGATTCATAAGGAGATTGGGGACTATGGTCACCGGTGTAATTAATCTGGTTTGTCCTCAGGGGTCAACATTTCGTCGCACTCTGACATGGAAAACTGGGGTTACCCCTATCAATCTTACTGGCTACTCGGCTAGGATGCAGGTAAGAGAGACTCATGCTTCATCTACTATTGTAGTAAGCATTACTAGTGGAAGTGGAATCACCCTTGGTGGCTCTGCTGGAACTATTGAACTTTATCTATCCAACATAACAACAGCGAATATTCGCTCTGGTTTCTATGTCTATGACTTAGAAGTTGTTGCCCCCAATGGTGATGTGTCACGACTTATTGAGGGAAAATTTGAAGTCACTCCTGAGGTAACACGATGAGCAGATGCGGTTGCGGACGTCCACACGACTCCATGATTATTCAGATGGATAATCCTTGCGTTGAAGTTTCGCTTGGTTGTCCAGGACCGCAGGGAGCAATCGGTCCAACCGGAGCAACAGGTCCAGCATCAACAGTTGCCGGTCCAACAGGTCCCACAGGTGCAACAGGAGCCTCTGCCGATTTAGGCAATCTTTATATTACTGGTCCAACAATGCAAAACATTGCTGGAAGAATTGCTAACGCTGATATTGAAATAACTCCTAACGGAACTGGTGGACTTTCAACAAGTAAAGTTAAACTTCCTGTTGGCTCTATTATTCAGGGAACTGGTTCAATTGACATCATTGTCGCACCACTCATATTAGATAGCGTAGTTGCTTTTAGCAATGGTAATAGTTTAACTGCAAATAACACAACATATTTTGGTGTTGGAGCAAATAATCCAAGTGTTCCTACTCCATGGACTATTTATAAATTTACTACAAACCCTTCTCCTGCTCTTCAAATTAACGATGTGCTTGCTGGCGCAGGTGTTCCTTTTGGCTCTACAGTCCGCTGGGTGGGTTCTGGTTCTACTGAAAAATATATAATTGTAGATAATTCAACTCTTACAGACATTCCAGAGATTGCTCGTCCACAACCTGGAGATACTTTAGTTATTACTCGTCCTATTGTTAATGCTGGACTTGCAATAAATACAGCAAATAGTACAGATATTACTTTGAATCCAGGTGCTGGTGGAAAGATTGTTCCTCACTCTGACATTATTCCTTTTACAAATAGTGTTTGGAATATTGGAACTCCTACAAAACGCTTCAAAGAAATCTGGGTTGGCGCAGGAACTATCTATATTTTAGATGAAACCTTAAATTCTGATATTGGTCTTGGCGCTCGTGATGGAAACCTATATGTAGAAGGTGCCGCTGGACTTAAAGTAGGAGAGTTCACTTTCCGCGATAATCAAATTTTTATTACTGATAACTCCCGCGATATTCAAATAGGAACTGCTAACGCTACAGGCTCTGTAGTCTTCAATCGCGCAGTTATTATGAAAGATGCTAATGGCAATCCAACTATGTCTATTACTAGAAATGGACAGGTAACTATAAAAACAGCAGCAAATCTAGGGCCAACAGAGTCCTCCATGAGTATTGTTGGCTCTACTGATGGAGCAGAATATCCACGAAACTTCTCAGGAACTCTTCTTCAACTAACAAACATTCCTGGAAACCCTGCTCGCCTAAGCCTAGACAGTTTTGGAGCAGGAACCTACGCTGTTATTGCTGCTCGTGTTGCTCGTGGAACACTTGCAGCCCCTGAACCTGTTCAATCTGGTGACACCCTCATGCGCCTTACTTCTCAAGGGTATACAAGTGGTGGAGTGTTTCAAGGAAGTATTGTTCGTATTGACGAAGAGGCTGCTGAAAACTTCACACCAACAGGAACTGGAACTCGTATAAAGTTTTCAACAACTCCTGTTGGAAGCACAACACTTAATATTTCAGCAAAAATTGATGACACTGGTTTAGTTCTTACTGGAACTACTAATACACAAAACGGAATCACCTTTCGTGATGGAACTCGTCAAATAACAGCACAACTTGTCGGACCAACTGGAGCCACAGGTCCAACTGGCGCACCATCAAATGTTGTAGGACCTACTGGCCCACAAGGGTTGCAAGGAAATCTTGGTCCAACTGGACCAGAAGGCGTTCAAGGAATTCAGGGAGTCCAAGGCGATACTGGGCCTACTGGAGCCACAGGCCCTACCGGAGCAACAGGAATGACTGGTGCAACAGGTGCTGCATCAAATGTAACTGGTCCAACTGGACCCACTGGAGCCACAGGTCCGCAGGGAAGTGGTATTTCAATTCAGGACTATCACGATACCTACGCAAGTTTTATTGCAGAACACCCAACAGGTGTTACTGGTGAAGCACATATTGTTGGTGGAGATTTGTATGTTTGGAACACTTCTTCATGGCGCAATGCGGGAAATCTTTTAGGACCTACAGGAGCAACAGGTCAAACAGGAGCACAGGGACCGACTGGACCTCAAGGAACGACAGGACCAACAGGAAGTACTGGTGCTATTGGAGTAACAGGGCCAACTGGTTCGCAAGGAGAAACTGGACCTCAAGGCGTTCAAGGAATCCAAGGCGTTCAAGGAATCCAAGGTAGTATTGGGCCAACAGGAGCAGTAGGAGCAACAGGCTCAACTGGGCCAACAGGTCCACAAGGCATTCAAGGAATAACTGGACCGACAGGAGCACAAGGTGCACAAGGACAACAAGGCATTCAAGGTGATACTGGGCCTACTGGCGCTAACGGGGCTATTGGGGCTACTGGCCCTACTGGGCCTCAAGGAGTTAGCGGAAGCGTTGGAGCAACAGGACCCACTGGAGGAGTAGGAGCAACTGGCCCTACAGGAGCAAATGGAGAAGTTGGAGCGACTGGACCTACAGGTCCTCAAGGAAGCACAGGAACAACGGGAGCAACTGGCCCGACTGGACCTCAAGGAAATGTGGGAGCAACTGGACCAACTGGTCCCACAGGAGCAGCCTCTACTGTAACTGGACCAACGGGAGCGCAAGGGCCTACTGGACCAACTGGCGCAGCAGCAACTCTTCCTGATGGATGGACTGCTTACACACCTGTGTGGACAGCATCAACTGTAAACCCAACTATTGGTAACGGTTCAATTACTGGAGCCTACGCAGTATTTGGAAAGACAGTTCACTTTAGAATTCATATTGTTAATGGTTCAACTACAACTGAAGGCTCTGGAAACTACGCAGTAACACTTCCACTAGCGCCTATTGCTACTCAGAAGTGGACATTCGTGGGAGCAATTGGGACTGGAATCAACTTGATATGGGGACTTGCTACAGGAACAACTTCTATCCTTCTTTACGCAGGAACATCTACAACAACGGTCTCTCGTGTAACACCAACCTTCCCAACAACTTTTGGTTCTGGAGACACCATTTCAATTAACGGAACTTACGAAATCCCATAATTTGACTTCTTTTAGTCAAACCTGTAGTTTACTGGAGATGAAGCCAAGAATTATGAATTGTTCGCGTTGCAACAAAGAACTAAAAGCCACTGGTTTTGGTGGCCATGAAAATGCTCTTCGTGTTAGATTAGACGGAGGCTACGCTGAATTTGTAGACACCATTGTTTACGGAAGAGATGCTCAGACTAAGCATCCTCTTGGTCATCTTTTATGTCATCAATGTGGACATGAATTGATGAAGTGGCTAGGAGTGCCAGAATCCCATATAAAACCTTGGCACCCTCTTGACGAGAGCGAACCTCTCTGTGGCGGTTGGGTGGTTCTTCCTGGTTCATCATGGGACTAGTAGCCTAAATCCTTAAAATACTCCATACCCTCATCTGTGGCGCTGAAGTGAGCAGTTAGATTTTCGTCATAATCAACTTTTACAAAACCTTTTTCATACAAACTCATTAGTCCGTCATTTACACCCTGCATTATTTCGTCATACATTTCTGGCATAAGAGCCTTCATCAGAGGAAAGTTATAGACGTAGGTAAGTTCCCCATCTTCATCAAACCCGTCTTCTTCTAGGATACCCACTTCAATCAAATAGTCAACAAAGGCTTCTTCGTCGTCTGGGTCCATAGGTTCTAAATCGTCCATTAACTAAACATAGCACTGCTAGAATATTTCGTATGGCTTACTCACGGTTTCTTAAATCAGATTTATATGTAATTATGTCTTCAGGTGGTTTTCTTTTTTGCGTCACCTGCTCTTTATTAGATGACATGAACGGCGCAGGATACTCTGCCTACAATACTCAGGACATGATTGACCACATCAAACAACATGAAGAAGCAGGTCACAGAGTTCCAGAAGATATTTACGAAGAACTGCTCAAAGATGACGCAGAGAACTTCCCAAAACCCACACAAAACACACAACCCTCCCCCACTCCTCCTCTTCCACTCTCGGAATGAAGGCGCGAAAAAACTAACTTTTCATTGTATAACTTATAAGTAAATAATAAGCACAAATCACCTTTTCTTTTTAGCCTTACTCTTATAGTCAATGGCTAACAAAAAGAAAAGTGTGTCAACACGACACACCAAATCAATAACAAAAGCCAAGGGCATTGGTAAGGCCATTCACCTGCTCGCTTCAGAGGGTAAGTCCTATAGACAAATATCAAGCGAGTTAGGTGTGTCCAAAGGAACTATCTCTTATCACTTAGGAGATGACCAGAAGACAAAGACCACAAATAGAACAAAACATTATCGCTCGCAGATAGATGCCTACCTTCAAAAGCAAAAGTCCGATGTAAAGAATTGTCCGGACTGCGGTGAAGAGAAGCAGTGGTTTCAAATGGACTTTGACCACGTCCGCGGAGTAAAGAAGTTCAGCCTTTCCCAATACCATCGCCATACACAGAGCCTCAAAGTTGTTCAGGCTGAGGTGGCTAAATGTGACATTGTTTGCGCTTGTTGTCATAGACTACGAACCTATATTCGTGCTCTGGAGGCAAAAGTCGCTCGTGAAACTAAAATGGACTAAAGAACGAGACCAGCGTTTTTGGGATAAAGTCTGGATAGACGAAGAAGAAGACGATTGTTGGTATTGGATTGCCGCTACTACAAGTAGAGGCTATGGAGCATTTGCTTACAGCCCAAGAAAGATTATTACCGCCCACAAACTCTCATACTCTCTTGCCAAAAACAAAGGAGTTTTAGTCTCACCAAAGTTACACGTCATGCATATGTGTGATAACAAGGTCTGCGTCAACCCAAAACATCTTATTCTTGGAACCGCAAGAGATAACAATATGGATGCCATAGAGCGTGGTCTTGCAACACCAATAGACCAAATAGTTGGTCGCCCAATCCTCAACAAGACCTGTAAGCGTGGTCATCCACGAACCAAGAAGAACACAATTATCAAATCAAAGAATGGCTATCAGTATCCACTTTGCTATGTCTGTTATCTAGAGAGTAATCGCAAATACAGGAAACGACTTTCAAAGAAGAAGAAAGCCGAATATATGCGTGACTATAGAGGTAGGAAGAGCAGCAATGTCTGAAGAATTTGATTACCACAAGTCCTTTGCGCTAGGGCATTCCTACAACCAAAAGGTGGCAAAACGTCTCCAAGATAACGGGGTGTCGTGCTACGCCCCAGACCTAAGATTTGCCCAGAGCGTTGCCGAACGCTTTGACTTTACTCAGAACGAGAAGGATGTTGTTCTCAATAATCTTTTAGATGGCTGGCTTGAAGTAAAGTCCAGCAGCACTTACTGGGAAGACGGAGATGTCTCTTCCATTAGAAGCGACTTCTCGTCGTTGTTTGTGGATACAGTCTCTTCTTATCAAGGCAAACTCATCAAGCCCATGGCTTACATCCTTGTCTCTCAACATACCGATGGAATGTTGGTTGTTCCTGTCACAACCCAGCCTTACTGGGGAGTAAAGAAGAATCTTTATGACAAACAAAGAGACCTTTATGACGACTTCTACATCGTTGAGCACCAGCACCTAAAAACCTTTGATGAGTTACTAGTTCATATCAAAGAACAATTAGATTCTCTCCAAGAGGTATAAAATTACTCTGCTGGGCCACTCCTTAGTGATGGACTAGTTACCACTGGCCCCCCGCAAATTGTCCACAATTGACGGGGGCGCCAGCCCAGCAAACACACAAAACACACACCCCTACCCGCCTCTCCCGCTTATAAAGGAACGAAGGCGCGAAGATTTGCACTTTTTATTGTATAGGTGTATTCTGTAGCCATGACACAGACCATAGACCAGACAAAGTTCTACAACATCATTGATGAAACATTTGTATGTTGCGACGAACATCAATTTGTTTATTACTGTAAATCCCACTCAGAGAGAATGGGTTGCCAGTTCTGCCAGTTTGACCCTTACACAAAGTGTGGCTGCGATGAGTAAACAAGTTGCAGCAAACCGCGTAGTTATCTGCCCTGAGTGTAAGAAAGAGATTGAGGTCCGCTCTGCCTTTGCTCACAAAACTTTAGTGAGCCATTTGAAGGAGCATAAGAAATGAAACTCTTTGGATTAGAGATAAAGCGAAAAGAGAAGCCACTATCTAGTGGCAAAATGACTGCTTGCTACGGCTGTGGAAAACAATTCTTTCTCTACCCCAACAAGGTAAGAGTGATGAACTACTGCTCACAGTGCGCTCCTAAGGTCATATAAAGCCCACACCAAAAACACACCACACACACTCCTTCCCCGTTCCCCTTCGGTTAACGGAATGAAGGCGCGAAGAATCGTGTTTTCTATTCTATAGATTTCTGACGGTGCTTTAGTCCCGTTGCTTCATAAGCATCTATCGCGTCATCCATCGTGTAGGGGTGCTCTGCCGAGCAGTTGCCACAATTACGGCACACTGTCATCACCATGGTCTTCGCAGACGGGAAATAGTTTTTCTTTGATTGCTTTGATGCCTACTGATTTTTGGTCGCAGAAATGACAGACCGACCATAGAGCAAGGTTTTTCTGACGAAGGTGGTCTAGGTAGTCCACTAATCGCTTGTCCTTACTCCATTGGGTGTGTTGGCTTGGCACTAGACCATTATAACTGTATGGTTGACATATGACACATAAGGAAGGAGTTAGCATGATAAAAATGAAAGAGCCTCCTATGGGCTCGGTAGTTATAGACAGAAGTGGCTCTGCTTGGCAACGTCACCCAGTAGGGTGGGCTATTGCTGGAAGTGATGGCTCATGGACATATTCATGGAGACAACTGCAAAAGGAACTAAATAATGTTCTCAATGAAAGCCCCACAGAACAATGGAGACCTGCTATGGGAGACCCGCGTCTTCCCATGATTGTTTATGTCCCACATGAAGAACTTTTGGTTGAAAGCGAGGAGTAGAACAATGATGAGTGATGACGGAGTAATGACCCTAAGAGTTAGAAGAGTTACTGTTGACGGAGAGCCCACCCACTGGGACATTGAGGGAGAGATAGTCAGGGACGGGGAATCTAGCGGAACCTTCGGCTGCACTTCTCCGACCTTCTATGGTGGGGTGGATGCCTTTTTTGAGTATCTCCACGAAGAACTCAAGGATGAAGAAGACAACCAATGGCTAATGTTCAATGCCAACGTAAAAATGAATAACAACCCTGTTATTGATGTCCAAGAAGGATAAGTTGTTCGTAGTTAGACCCAAGTATATTAACACACCATATATATCCAATGCCAAAAATCGTCCAATATGACACTTATAAATAGGGGCTATTTTTTGTATACTTTTAGGTGTAAGAGTGTATAGTTACGCTCAAGAACACCCA